AAACCACTACTGTTTCCTACCAAGATACACGAAGTTGCGAAGGCATACAACAACGCATATGTGATGGTTGAGGTAAATGACATAGGAGAACAGGTCGCAAATGCTTTACAGTTTGATTTGGAGTATGACAACCTAGTTATGGCTTCCATGCGTGGCAGAGCGGGACAAGTCCTTGGAGCGGGCTTCTCAGGGGGCCGAGCGCAATTGGGGGTAAGAACGACTAAAGCTGTGAAGAAGATTGGATGTTCAAATCTCAAACAATTAATTGAGGATAATAAACTTATTGTAGAGGATTATGATTGTGTCAATGAATTATCAACCTTCATTAGTAAGGGTTCGTCATACACGGCAGATGATGGATGTAATGATGATTTGGTTGCCTGTATGTTTATGTTTGGTTGGGCTACAGATCAAACATATTTTAAAGAACTAACTGACAATGATATACGAATGACTATGATGAAAGAACAACAAGACGCACTAGAACAAGATATGGCACCATTTGGATTTATATTGAATGGTGTAGATGATCCTCTTGATGATGAAGTTGATGAGTATGGAACAAGATGGACCACTGTTGTCAGAGACTATAACACAAACTGGTAACTATATAAATTCTATCAAATCGTTATCAACTTTGATAAAACAATTTGAACACAGAATTTTTGATTCACTTATTAGGTGAAATATTTCCTTTCTGCTTTCGTTATTCGTACCCACTCGTTTTGTTAGTTTGCGAATTTGTGAATCATGTGGGTGGAACTTGAGACAGATTGTTTCACTTTCACCACAATGCATACAAGATTGTTCTGCCAAAAAATCATTCAATAGAACAATTCTCTTTTGGTAATTCCTACGAGCAACCTTTTTGATTGTCTCTTTGTATTTTTCATAGTGTTCATTCATGATTTTATTTATAAGTTATAACACTTATAAAAGTGGTGTTTTAGAAAACTAATTATTATAAATATTCTGAAATAACATAGACTTCAGTTTGTTTGTTTTGAAGTCTGATATAGGAGTATAGACATGAGTTTCCTTGTATCTCCCGGCGTTCACGTTAGAGAAATTGATCTAACAGGTATCGTTCCCGCAGTTCCAACAACAATTGGTGCTATTGCTGGCGCATTTCAAAAAGGTCCAGTTGGTTCTATTGTAAGATTGGGCAGCGAGGAAGAAATGGTAAAGATTTTTGGTGAGCCACAAAATTCTAGTAACCAATTTGAAACCTTTTTTACCGCTGCAAACTTCCTTCAATATTCAGATCAGTTGAGTATTGTTCGTTGTGAATCTGGTCTTACAAATGCCATTGCATCTGGAACATCTTTCATTATTAGGGACGATGATCACTATGAAGATTCTTTTGCTGATGGTCAAGCTTCAGTCGGTGAGTGGGCTGCAAGAACGGCAGGGGCATGGGGAAATTCAATTGGTGTTTCTATCTGTGCATCTGCAACTGCTTACGAGGAACTTGCTAAGACAACAACAAGTGCAACAGAAGCAAAAGGTCAGACAGTTATTAGTCTTACATCTTCTGCTGGTTTCAATGTTCATGATATTGTTAACTTTGGTGAGACATTAGGATTTGAATATCAAGTTACAGCTGTTGACACTGGTGCAGCTACAATTACAGTTAAACTGAAGGATGATCCTGTTGCTGCTGGATTGCAATCTGAAATTGCTTCTGGAACAAGTGTTCGGCGTCGCTGGAGATTTTATGACTTATTTGATGCTGCTCCCGGCACATCAGATTTTGCAACTCAAAATCAAAGGGGCACTGATGATGAAATGCACATCGTGGTTTTTGATTTTCTTGGAGAGATATCTGGTTTCTCTGTTACCGCAAATGGAAATAGAACCAATGCCGTTTTAGAAACTTATCCAAATCTATCTAAAAACTCACTTGGTAGATCACCACAGGGCGATAGCACATACTACGCTGATAAAATCTTTAGGTCTTCAAGTTTTGTTTATCAGATGGACCACAACTCTGCCGGTTTCAACTGGGGAACAGACTTTGATGGTCAAGACACATTCATCGTCATGGAAGATGGTGGAACAGATGGTGCTGGTGCAAATGCGGGTGATAACATCATCTTAGATGGAACTGATGGAAGTTTATCTGATGCTGGTGATAAAGTTCAAGGTGAGACGGGTGCAACTGCATATGCTGCACTTGATACGCCAACAAATACAATTCTAAAAAATGGCACAGATGATTATGCTGTAACTGCTGGTGAACTTCAAATCGGTTATGATGAATTCAAAGATGTAGAAACAGTTGATGTAAACCTTATTCTTGGCGGAAAAGGTGGTGGAGATGGCAATACTGCATCCACACAAGATACACATGTAACTATGTTGACTGCACTAGTAGAAGACAGAAAAGATTGTGTTGCGTTTGTTTCTCCATATCGAGCAGCGACTGTGGGTGTTTCAAGTTCAAATACAGCTACAGAAAATGTTGTTGATGCTTTTGACCTTTGCCCATCATCCTCATATGTTGTATTCGATAGTGGATACAAATACATGTATGATAAGTATAATGATGTGTATCGTTATGTTCCAATGAATGGTGATACAGCTGGACTTTGTGCTTACACAGATAATGTTGCTGATCCTTGGTTCTCACCAGCTGGTCTTAATCGTGGTAATGTGAGAGGTGCAATTAAACTCTCATATTCTCCAAAGAAATCTGAAAGAGATCAACTCTATAGAGCAAGAGTTAATCCTGTTGTAGATTTCCCCGGCCAAGGTGTTGTTCTGTTCGGTGATAAAACTGCACTTTCCAAACCAAGCGCATTTGATAGAATTAACGTAAGACGGTTGTTCTTGGTTCTAGAGAAAGCAATTGCCACTGCTGCAAAATTCCAACTCTTTGAGTTCAACGATGAATTTACAAGAGCATCATTCAGAAACTTAGTCGAGCCTTTCTTGAGAGATGTTCAAGGTCGTAGAGGTATCTTTGACTTTAGGGTTGTTGCTGATGATACGAATAACACTGGTGAGGTTATAGATAGAAATGAATTTATTGGTGATATCTATATCAAACCAGCAAGATCAATTAACTTTATCACACTTAATTTCGTAGCAGTTCGCACTGGTGTGGAATTTGAAGAAGTAGTTGGTAAATTTTAAGTTTAGGGAGTAGCTTCACATGGCACAGATAGACGATTTTAAAGCTCAATTAATTGGTGGCGGCGCAAGGGCAAACCAATTTAGAGTTACAATTACTCCACCATCCGGTATTGCTACAGGATTAGATGTTCGTAGAGCATCATTCTTGTGTCGAGCATCATCATTACCAGCTTTCACTCTTCCAGCAATTCCAATCCCCTTTCGTGGTAGGAATATTTACGTTGCTGGTGATCGAACTTTTGATGATCCTTGGACAACAACATTTTTGAATGATACTGATTTTGGTCTTAGAAATTCATTGGAGTTATGGTCAAACGGTATTAATGATCTTGCCGAAGCAACTGGTGTTACAGCTGCTGCTGACTATCAAACAGACTTAACAGTGCAACAACTGGATAGAGATGATACAGTTTTGAAAACATACATTTTCAGAAGCGCATGGCCTACAGAGATTACATCAATTGCACTTGATGCTGGCACGGCTGACGCAATTGAACAATTTGATTGTACATGGAGATATCAACACTTTGAAGCTTCTTCTGTGAACTTCTAATATCAAACCTACTAAATATAACAATTAGTAGGAGTCATTATGGCAGAACTTTTTGGATATAAAATAAGCAAATCTAAAGAGGAGGGTGGTACATCTTTTACCGCCCCAACCTCTGATGATGGCGCAGTAGATATAGCTGGTGGTGGTTTTTTTGGTTCTTATCTGAATACAGATGGAAAAGAAAAAACTGATATAGACTTAATTCGTCGTTATAGAGATATTGCTCAACAGTCCGAATGTGATACTGCCATTGAAGATATCATAAATGAAGGCATTGTTGCGAATGAAAGAGATATTTCTGTTCAAATTGTTTTAGACAATATTCCATATTCAAGTAAAATTAAAAAAACGATTACAGATGAATTTGATGAAGTCTTACGTCTTCTTAAATTTGATGAAAAAGGTCATGACCTTTTCCGTAGGTGGTATGTTGATGGGCGTATTTATTTTCATAAAATTATTGACCAAAAAACACCAAGAAGAGGCATAACTGAACTTAGATATATTGATGCCACTAAAATTAAAAAAGTAAGA